GTCTCCTCTTTATTAAGGCCAATGGCCGCCCCTTTTGTGCTACCCGAACGGCAGCTTTGCCTGAAGTTATGAAGATTGCGAATACAGACTTATCGCAACCTTTTGAACCGGTCTACCGGTCACCCCACACTTTCGTACCCAAGGCCATAATCAAGTGATAGTATCTTCGCGGAAGCGGAACAGAATATCTTATCACCAAAATCGGCGTCCTGGATGTACTTGATTAGCTCTTCTAACTCATGTTGGTATAAACCGTACCGAGCGCAAACCTCACAATCTGGAATATCACCTTTTGCAAGGCCCATACTCTTTGATTGTTGTGTCGGCATAACAAACTTACGAGGAAGCTTGGCCGGAGGTCGTTTTGCTTGAAGAGCTCTCAAGATAGAGGTTTGCCCACTGTGGACAACCCCCTGTATGAGGCACGAGTTAAATGCCCTAGCGCGGTGGATGATGTCACCACGTCCAGGCAAGTCGCCATCACATTGACCGAGCATGCGTAGGATCACACCGACGTTTAGCGCCGCTGTTAATCCTGCCGATGACATACACGGTGAGTGCTTGAGGAATTGGAGTCCATGGTAGCTCGCGGGACTAACGCAAGTTACCATATACCCAACATCCTCAGCGGCAAGCCTAATCAAATCCGGCATTTCTGCCACTAACAATCTTTTCCTCCGAGTGATTCTAGCGAACACTGCCTGAACTATAAATGAGTTGGCGATGTTATTGAGAAGTGTTGTAAGGACACTCCCGCTATATTCAACTGGGGATACTGGGGTTGCAAGGAACTTCTCCTTCTGATTTCCGGGGTTAGTAAGCTTCAGAGTCTTTCGACACTGTTCGACACACCCGGCCATCACTTTACGGAGATTCGGATCTAAAGAGCACAAATACTCGCATACACGAAACACATATTCTCCATTACTGGAGTCACAACTACTAATATCTACGTTGCCAAAATAAATGCCATCATCACACATAACAGATATACATGAGTCATCGGAATGGAAGTAAAACTCAACAGTATGCTGGGGAAATATAAGGTTTTGGAAAACCTTTGTAATGGAGGATATTTCAGGTTGAGCTATAAACTCTGAGCGAACACTCTTTCCATGGGATGCATGGATTATCTCTCCGGTGAAGGCTGTCTTGACAATCTTAGCAAGGAACCCACCATAAAGTGAGCCTTCACAAGTCATGTCATTGACAAGCCTAGGATATTTCCCTGGCTTTGCGAATTCTATATACTTAACCTTTCCTTTAACCTCTGTCAAGAAAACACTACTACTAAAGTATCCAGCTTCCTGGATATAAGACAGTGCTCGAACTCTTGCCTCACGCTTAGCATGAGGAGCGTTAGCTGACAATACGATCTCAGTGAAGTGATCGAATGTCTCTCGAGACTGTAGGAATACGCGATTGCGCAGTTCTATGAAATAAAAGTCGTGATAGCGCCGAAAGGCGCGATTCAGCGAAGTGTAGCAGTTAAGTTGTTTCCCCCTAAGCACACCATCGTACTTTTTGTCGGTGCTATCAGGCAAGAACCGTTTACCGGTGAGCCGTGTTAGCGCCTTCTCTAAGTTGGTGGTTGAATTGGAATAAACAACTCCTGTGTGATAAAATGAAAAATCGTGGAAACTTTTGTACTGACTCCCCTTAACCCCACGTGTCTTCCAGCCGAGATCTGTACTTTTAGAGATTCGGAGTACTGCGTCTTCTTTACCCAAAAACATATTGTTATATGAGTAATACTTATAGACAGTGCAACACTCACCATTCTGTATATACAAACCAACGTGCTTTACAGACGAAAAGAGGCCGTACCCCTATGCGATCCGCCTCGGATCCAACCGTTGCACGGAACTGTTGGACAACACAAGACGGCTAGAATTGAAGGAATACTCGAGAGCCTGACGTTCCTGTATCACGAAAGTTACAGTGTTGTCAATTAGCATTCGGTCGAGATTCCTAAAATCCTTGTTAGCAAAGACGGCGGAAGTTAAGGTACGGTGAGTGAATTCGTTGACACTAACACACTGAGCAGAGAGCATATCGTACAATTCCTTGTCGATCCTTGCTAACGCTACGGAGGTGTAATTCAACTCACCGGCTAGGCACATTCTTTTCAAGATGATCGAATGCCCCCTAGACATGATGCCAGCACCAGAAAAAGTGGAAAACTCAAAGAAGTCACTACCAGTGTCAAAAATTGGTGTAGCATCGATATCAATTTCACAATCAACGATAACGCGTTTAGGCGGTAGGTTGATAAGGTAAATAGAGAGCAAGGTACATAAAAATAACAAAAAAGGTAGGATTACGTTAAGCGAGCCGTGATAGGAGCGTAGCTCGACACTATCGAACATGGCAACACATGCCCAACAAGCTGCTGAAAAATACAGTATGTTGCACAGGTACCACAGGCAGAGTGGGATGACGGACAAAAAATCAGAGACTGTGATTGACCAGAACCTACACCAACTACCTCTAACGCCCCTTAGATGCTTGTGAATTTCGTGTGTTGAGAAGATGGCGACGACGACAGTAGTGTCTTCATCAACCTCGCTTGTACGCTTAAGCGGA